AAACCAATCTACAAAAGTGGTATCAGAACCAATGTAAGTTCCATTATCTGTTAAACCTGTATTAGTAACAAAATAACCGAAGTCATCACCTATAATCCAATAGTGATTACTACCCCAACCAAACTTGAGTACATTCATCGGTTCACCATTTCTGTAAACATGACCACTTAATCTATGAAGTGTCTGCCACTTTGTTGTATCCAATGTTAGATGATAATAACCATTGTTATCCATAGACATACGAGCATCCAACTCAAACTCTATTGTAGATAATTCTGTTGGTTCGTAGGGAGATGAACACCCTACAAATAAATTAAATCCCGTTAGACTTATTAGTCCATAACTTACCAGTCTTTTTATTCCTTTTAGACTCATTACTTAATTCCTTCCATTTTTTCTTTTGTTTCTTTGGTTTTCTTTTTGGTTTAGTTTTTTCTTCAAATGCTTCGTCTTCAAGCTCTTCTAAATATCTATAATCCACCATTAACTTACTCCTAAAGCTACGAACAAAATGGTATATAAGTCAAGACCTAATTTTCCATTTTGACATTAATTTTACAAACTCCTCTACTGAATAAGACTGATTCTTTTCATCTACTATTTTGACTGTTTCTACTAAATGTGATTCACTCATAACTATTGTATTTAACGCTTTAAAACCAGCTCCTGTATAAAATGTTCCAAAGGATTCTTCTCCTAACGTATTCTCATCCCAAATGGCGTTTTTAGAATCTCCTTCTAATAATATATAGTATGTCATTTCTTCAAAATGTTATTTTTTATATAATCTATCACATCACCCTTTGGATTCCAACCTAACATATCTCTAGCCATTATATCAGTATTTAAAGTCTCTCTCATTTCACCAGACCTTCCATTTATATACTCTCTTGGATAATCACCAAATGTATCAGCTATCTCATTTATTGAATAATTTTTACCCCTACCCAATTCAAAAGTTTTTCCCATGATAACTAATTTATCACCAGAACTAGTTAATCCCTTACCACATCTAATCAACCCATCCACAATATCATCAACATGAGTAAAATCTCGTCTTTGTTCTCCATCACCTGTAATAGTCAAGGGCTGGTTGTTGTTATATAGTCTCTCAAAAATACCGATAAGCGTACAATAAGCCCCTTCAGTAAGCTGGTATTTACCATAAACATTATAGAACCTACAGATAGATATTGGTGTATCATAAACCTCTGAATACATCTTGCATAGTTCTTCACCATAAAATTTAGACAATGTGTACGGATTAGAATAGATGTCACCAACAACAGATGATGAACCAGCATACACTACGGGTACATTCTTACTTCTAGCATAATCTAATACATGTATCATGCTATCTACATTATTTTTCATAGTATGTAATGGATTCTGTATTGATGGTAGTATCCTAGCTTTAGCTGCTAAATGATATATAATGTCTGGTTTTTCCATCTTTACATATTCCAAAGGATGTTCTTGTAAATCGACATTATGATATTCACAAAAAGAATGTTCATTCTCTTTTTTGCCTGTAGAATAGTTATCTACAGATATCACTTCATGTCCTTGTTTATGTAGTTTTTCTATTAAATTTGAACCTACGAATCCTACTCCTCCTGTAACTAAGACTTGCATATAATTAAATCCTTTTCGTATGTATCCAATGAATTTATATAAAACTTGAATATCTCATGTTCCATTATACCTACTTCACCACTTTCTTTTATTATCTCTGATAGGTTTACTATTACTTGAAAGTTATTAGCGTTGAGATTACGACAATTAAACTCAACACAAATGTCATGCAACTCTGATATTTTACTGTTACCATATAATTTTATCCTCTCTCCCAAATCAAACTGAGTATCTGGTTGCTCTTCTTTTATATAATCACCCAAATAGTCTGAACCAAAGTCGAGGTATATCTTACTACACCAAGGTTCTAACTCCCTAAGTAAATTCTTATCACAATTATAAGCCACAAAACCTATATCATATTTAGGTGGAACTATCGGGTTTAGATATTTATCATGTTTTACCATATGTCCCCACTTACGAATGAAATTACGAGTTGACCTAAGATTCTGAGCTAACCACTCCGATGATTCTCTACCCTTCATAAATACTTGACCAGCTGGATTCCTCATAGCTCCATCCTTAAATCTACTACCTCTACAAGTCATATGATATACATAACCTTCCCAAGTCTGAACAAACTCGTAGCCAGCCAACTGAAACCTATTGAAGATATCAGAGTCCTCTTTAGATTGTGGAGCATACAAAGGATCGTGTCCACCGATAGATTGGAAGTCTTCTTTGTATATAGCCCAAGGTGCGAATATTCCATTAGTTGTTATGTCTTTATAGTTATCCACCCATGTTTTACAAAAATCTAACAAACCATCCTCATCAAACTCTTCAGGTTCTATACCAAAATCTTCTATTATTTTCTCAGGACCTACAGGATGTAGTGGTGGTTCTATTCTTGTAGCTGATACCACCTTACCTCTCTCTAAGTGTTTCAGAACTTCTACATCCATATTAGGACAAGCGTACATATCTGCATGATATATCATAACGATATCGTTACTAGCCATATCTACTAATGTATCGTATAGTATCGTATGTCCCAATCTCGTAGGTCCTTCATTACGATGTATCTTTACATTCTTATCTTTCTTAGCAATCTCTTGCATCCAAAACCAAGTTCCATCATCAGAGAAATCATCAGCCCAACATATTTCATGTCTGTAACCTAAGTTCTTTCTGATACTATTATAAGACCATTGTAGGTATTTCTTATTGTTTCTACTTGGTTGTATAAAACTAATCGGTTTCATATTTTTTCTCCATAACCTTTCTAATTCTGTAAGATAGTAATCTGGTTTAACTTTAGCGTTGTGTTTATCTATCGTATATAGTTCATCTAAATCATAAACACTCTCTAAATCAATTAGACTTATTCTACCATCTATTGTAATGAGATTAGACGCAACTAAATCATAGAAGAACATATTTGTTACATCTACACAAGCTAACATTTTTTGATAAAATGGTTCGGGAACTCTATCAAACTCCGAACCTAATTGTTCACCAGCTTTTGTTACATAACCAACTATATCAACTCCATCAACTATTAGTGATTGAAGAGCTGGTGCAACCTCATCAAAGAAACCAGCCTCAAGAGCTTTTACAAAGTTCTCTCTACGACAATACTCCTTATCAAATATCTTATAGTAGACACCATCCCCTTTGAGAACCATTCTACCATGGTTTATACCATCTACAACTCTACCAGCTTTATTAAGTATAACCTCACAAGAGTCTGTATCTATTTCTTTTAATTGTATTTTATTTATCACTACGCGACTTTTATTCATTTATTTTTTCTGACAGAATCTTTCCAAGCAGAATATGAAGATAAATCTTTATATTTCCAAGACCCACCAGTATCATCATTTTGTTTTGGTAGTTTGTTAAACAATTCAATTCCTCTAGCAGCTTGTTCCGGTGGCATATAATAATTCCAACCTAATATATCTATATCATCTATTGAATCATGTGGTTCTCTATTATCTCTACCCTCATATCTAGCTCTTTTAAACCAATCAACAGCATCCTTATCATCTGTTAATATCATACCACCTTTAGCAATTGCTAACACCTTTCTTATATGAAATGATAAACAATGATAAGTTCCTTTGATATACATTCCTTCTGTAAATCTAGTAGCACCATCTACTACTGGATATGGATCTAGTTTATATACACCACTCCATTCAAAATCTTCAAATTTTATATTACACCCAGCATGTATTACCAAACCAGGAACTGATAAGTAAGTCTTCTTTGGTAGAGTAATAGTTCCTTTAGCATTCAAATACTTCAAACACATAAACATACCATTAGTACAATTATCTACTGATACTGCATATTTACTTCCAGCATATTTTGCTACTTTATCCTCAAATGCATCAACAACATCCCATGGGTCTTTTATTTTATACCCTTCTTTCTCTAATACAGGTATTATTTTTTCTAATGTTTCATACATATTTATAACTCCTTATAATAACTTCCTACCACAAATTTATTTGATTTAGATACAGATTTTGATTCGTTACTTTCATCATATTTAGAGAGTGGTATAACTCTAAAATCAAAACTCATTCTTGTACTATTGGTAATATTTGGTTTGTTTCCATGTATACATACATTAGCATTTGTACTCCAAAAGTCTCCATAATTACCGTCTAAAGACTTAAAATCTAATTTAAATTGTTCACTTTCAACCCACATAGTATTAGTATCATAACACTTAGTCAATGGTAACCAAAAATTTATTTCCCCAATTGGATGACCATGTAATTGATCTGAGTCGTAATGCCAAGTATGTATTGCCTGATTATCATATGGTAATTGAATCCTAAATGATGGTAAATATTGATAATGAAATTTCTCATCAACTAATGGAACTATTTCATTCTGTATAAAATCATCGTAAGCTTCATATAAATCTGTCCAATTATCATTTAACTTTTTGTAGAATATATCGTGAAAATCAGTAGTATTTTCATTATGAATATTTAAATTTCTATACTCTTCTCTTACCAATTCAGGTTTAATTTCATGCACCCTTTCTAGTTCACCAACTCCAAATAGTTCAGAGACCATCTCCCTAAATCTATATTTGTTAGTGTCATAAGCATATTTAATCATACCATATCCTATTTTGTTTAACTTCATCCCATTGTTTAGTTATATTTTTCTTTGCCATAGCACATTTCATATCAGGAAATCTTGCCATACCATTTTTAAAATCATAGTATCCTTCATAAAAATTCGGTATCATTTTCTTTCTCCATGGAATATCATGCGTACAATCATCACCCTTTTCCAAAAACTCTTGAACTCGATCGGTAAACCAATCAGTTCTATAAACAGCCTCTGAAGAAACTCTCTTATGTGGTGAATATTTTCCATTATAAAACCAAACATTCTTTCCTTCTTTATATCCAGGAGATGGGTATCTCCCCCAATTCTCAATTACAATTCTGGAGGCTTGGTCTTCAGGATTCGGTAGATAACCATCAGCGCAAATTTGAGTATTATATTTTTCAATATGATTCATTAGAATATAATCTACATCATTCTCTATAATTGCTTCATTGATTATATCATTCCAATCTTTCTTACTTAAATATAATTCTTGATCTTCATTGATATATAAAACATACGGTGTACTAACTTCATTAAGTAGAGCTCTTGTAACCAATCCCCAATCAGGTTCTAAGTTATGATAGAACTTTAATTTTGGAAAATGTTCTTTATAAATAGAATGTATTTCTTCAAAATTTTCGGTATGATTGTAATTAATTATAAATTCATAATCACCCCATACTTCAGCAACCTTTGGAGTATTTCTTCTAACTAAATCTAACCTTTCGGGTACTGTACAAATAAAATTTTGCATTACAGTAATCATATTATTTAACCTTTTTCCAAATTTCTGAACTATCTTTCAATCTAACATCATACCCAACTTCTTTTCGATAAACAGTTTTACCATCAGGACTTTCAAAGATATACTTTGGTGGATTCTCCTGCATATATTTAGCAATCCATTTATATGTTTTACTAATTCCAGTTTTTAATGATTGTGTTGGTGTCCAACCTAACTTTTGTTTTATCAATGTATTATCTGAATTTCTTCCTCTAACTCCAACCTGTTGTACATCAATATTTTTAATATTAATATCTTTCTTTGAGATATCAATAATCATTTGTGCAAAATCATTTATAGATATAACTTCATCAGACCCAAGATTAAGAGGTTCTTCACAATCTGATTCCATAATTCTTCTAATACCCTCGACACATTCATCAATATACAAAAAAGAGCGTGTTTGTTTTCCATCACCATAAACTTCAATTTCACCATTGGATTCTATTATCTTCCTACACAATGCAGCTGGAGCTTTTTCTCTACCACCTTTATATGTACCCTCTGGTCCAAATATATTATGAAATCTAGCTATTCTTACAGTAAATCCTTCATTTTTAGCATAAACTAAATATAGTCTCTCACTAAAAAGTTTTTCCCACCCATACTCAGAATCTGGATTGCCAGGATAAGCCATCTCTTCCGTTAAAGCAGGTACATCTATTTCTAATTGGTGATCTTCTGGATACATACAAGCCGATGAGGAATAGAATACTTTCTTTACTTTATATCTTTTCATAGAATCTAGTATATTAAGATTTACCATAGCTGAATTATGCATAATATCTGAATCATTTTCTCCAGTAAATATAAAGTCTGCTCCACCCATATCAGCTGCTAATTGATATACTTCATCCACCCCATCTACACAAAGGTCAACCACAGACAAGTTTCTTAAATCTCCTTTAATAAACTCATCAGCTACTGATTTACTAAATTCAGGATATTTTAAATCTACTCCTCGAACCCAGTAACCCTCTTCTTTTAATCTTCTAACCAAATGTGAACCGATAAAACCACCAGCCCCACAAACTAAAGCTTTCTTCATTTTAATAACTCCTGTATATATTTTTCATCTATTTCTATATTAGTATTACTATTAATAATATATATAAACTCAGATGTGTTAGTTAAATTATTTTTTACATATTCTATATGTCTTTTTTTATGAGGTTGCCAAACCCACTCTATAAACCTCAAAACTAAATCATCTATATCATTAGGAAAATTAACCTCAAAGTTTCCTTGTTTCTCAAACATAACTGGCCACTCAAAAGTTTTTTTAACTTTTCTTTCTAATATAGAATCATAGAAATCATCTGCAATCTCAATTTTATTGGTATGATGATTAAATTGTTGTAAATATGGAGAGGTATCTAATAAATCAAATCTAAAGTTAATTAAATTACTCACACCATAAGGTTGATTTTTTTGATTAGTGCCCTCTGGAATTATATCAATATGATGTCTTACCTTTTTATCATTTTCTACTATTCTATAACCTAATCTTTCATATTCAGATAACTGACTTATAATTTGATTACGCAAAATATTTCTATCTTTACAAATAAAATCCAAATCATCATCATCTACATAATTTGGAAATGAATTATCATCTTTTATAATAACATAATCATCATAGTCTATATTATTTATTATAGTTGCTAAATCAATTAAATTAGAATAGCCTCTATGTTTAAATGCACCATTCATTATAAAAGCCTTAATCTTTTTTTTACCTCTTTTTTTCTCACAAGATATCCTATGAGCTCCATCCCAACCACCATATAGATGTCCAGTTTGTTTCACTCTTACATACTCATTCTCATATGGTGGTTCTAAATATTTAAATTTCTTTTCAAAATCTAAAAAGTCTTCAGTATTCATATAACCAGCTTTAGCTCTACCAAGCCTGACCATAAGTTCATGGTATTTCTTATAAGGTTCAGTATTACCACATATAGCATTATAAACTGGAGAGTTTTCTATCTTTGTTGGGTGGTCGACTCCATTTTCATCAAACAATCTAAAATAAATTTTATCTATTTCTATTTCTTTTATCATTTTATTTCTATTTTCTCACCACAAAATCTATTATATCTCCTATAAACTTCATGATCATAACCTCTGTACATAATTCTCTTCGTATTCAAATTTAACAGATCAGCAAATCTTTTTGTAACAACATGCCCACTTAATCTATATGTTCCATTTCCTTTTTTTTGACCAAGCTTTTCAAAATCATCACCATTTTCTTCTAGTCTATCATATAAAGAACCAAACTCATCCATAACTTTTGAATTTGAAAAAAACCAAAAGTCTAAGAATCCATTTCCTGCTTGAGCACGTTTATCATACGGACCTTTTTTCCCACCACCATTGTGATTCCAATTTGAAAGATGAAAATATTTTTTGTCCATTCTATCAAAGTTTATATCAGAGAACCATAATAAATCTAATCTAGAAATCATTACTATATCATATTCAAAATCATTGTCTATTTCATATTTACGTTTTAACTTTACAGATTTTTGCATACTATTAAATCTACTATAAAACCTATGAGAAGCCTCATTGTCTTTATGTCTATTTGAATTAATATTTCTAAAATCAATCTGTTTTTCAAATAACTTTCCTTTTGGTTGATAAGCCTCTATTAGTTTATCTTCTGCTTTAACAGACCAACTATGGATAAAAACATCAACATCATTAATATCTATAATATGTTTTTTATATTGCTGACTTATAATATCAACATCAACCATATCCCCCTTCCCATCAGGTCCTTTAGTTCCACCAACTAAACCAGAAAGGCATAGTGCTATTTTTTTACTCATTACCAAATCCCTCAATACATTGTTTGCAATATGGATTTCTCCAATACTCTCCCTTTTTATGTATACTTTTAAGCTCTTTCATTTGTTCACCATTATAAAGTTCTTCTATAGTATTATCTTTAATATTACCCAACGGCATTTCTTCTGCTAAAAATGTACAACAAGGTAATACATCCCCACGATGAGTTACTACTATTTCTTTAAAAGGTGCGGCACATCTAAAATACCCTTTCTTATCTTCTGTCGTTTTACTATGAACCTTTTCTGTATCTGTAAAGGGATTAACCATTTCTTGTATACCAATCATTTCTACTTTATCTTTCCACAACTCTATAAAATCTTCTAATTCATGTTCATTTATATTTGTTCTTACAAAGTTTACTCTAATCAACGGAGTAATAGATTTCATCTCTTCTCTAATTTTTATAAATTTTTCAATATTTTCTAATACTTTTGTATAAACACCACCCACTCTTATCTTATCATAAGTTTCTTGTGTAGTAGCATCAATAGAAAATTGTATTCTACATAACCCAGCCTCAATCAATTCTCTAATCATATTATCTCTAACGATTGTTGCGTTGGAGCTAAAATAAGTATCTACTATTCCAGCATCTACAGCATATTTAACAAATTCAGGCAAATCTTTTCTTATCATTGGTTCATTTACATAGGATAAATTTATAGCTTTTAAACCTTTTTTGATACCATCATCTACTAAATGCTTAAACAGATGAAAATCCATTCTTTTGTTTCTATCTTTCCTATAATCTTCCATACCCATCGGACACATAGGACAACGTAAATTACAAGAACCATTTAACTCAAAATCTACTTGAACAGGATAATTCATATCTTCTAAATTTTGAGCTCTGTCATATATTTCTCTGTAACTTTCCCACTTTTCTTTACCCACTACATCAGCAAGTAAATCCATTTTTTCTCTACCAATTATACCTGTTAATTCTGTTTCTTTTCTGTCTATTTTATAATCACTCATAATAAATCTCCTACAAATTTCATTCTATCAATATTAGGACCTACTGATAATCTTATCCAAGTCTTTCTATCATCACCAGGAATTGTTACTGGAGTTCCTGTTTTAGTATCCCCACTTTTAAAAGCTAAACCATAATTGCTCATAATACTAACAGTTTCACTATTATCACCTTCTTTTTCGTGAAAGTGTATTGAATTTGTGTGTGAATTAATAACATCATATCCACCACCTGATAATACCTTACATAAATTATCCCTACCAAGTATTGTATTATAAGCATAATTAGCAACTTCATCCCAATTATTTAATAGATATGAAGCAAACTTTACTGACACATTACTCAATGGATAAGTTAATTGAACTTTAGTAACTACATCAATTAATTTCTGACTTCCTAGTAGATAACCAACCCTTATTCCAGCTGCTCCAAAGGCCTTAGAAAAGGTTCTAGATATTACAACATTATCAAAATTATGTATTAATGGTAATAAACTTTCTGGTGCAAAATCAATATAAGCTTCATCTATCAATAAGATAATATCCTTTGACGCACAAACTCTACACAATTCTCTTATCTCCTCAATAGTCTTATACTCACCAATCGGGCTAAAAGGATTTGAAATGACTACTAATGATGTATCGTCATTTATACTATCTATCAATTTCTGTAAATCAAAAATAATAGTATCATCATACTCTACTCCAATATGTTTACCACCAAATATTCTACCATAAATGCCATACATCGGGTAACAAGGAACTGGAGAAACCACATTAGAATTAGTGTTCATCGTAATTTCACATAGAGATTTTATACAAGCACCAGAACCTGTTGAAAGATATACATTACTCCTATCAACATTATTATAAACA